CGACTATTAAAAAAATCATTTAATAGAGCTAAGGAAATAAAGAGCGACTTAGACGAAATTACTAAATAATGCAACTATCTAAAAATTTATCACTTGCCGAAGTTGTACGAAGTGAATCGGCAAAAAGAAGAGGCATAAACAATATGCCAACTGCTGAGCATTTAGAAAATTTAAAGGAATTAGCTTTAAATGTATTTCAACCAATTAGGGACCATTTTAAGGTTCCTATTCACATTTCTAGCGGGTATCGTTCCAGAGTATTAAACAATGCCGTAAATGGATCCGCAAAGAGCCAACATTGCTTAGGTCAAGCTATTGACATCGATGTTGACGGTACCAGTATAACAAACAAACAAGTTTTTGACTACATAAAAGACAATTTAGATTTTGACCAGCTTATTTTTGAGTTTGGGACCGATAAAAATCCGGATTGGGTTCATATTTCTTATTCAAAAGACAATAATAGAAAACAAGTTTTAAGAGCAAAGAGAAACGGAATTAAAACTTACTATACTAATTTTTAATGAAAAAACTTATCCTTTTATTTTTGGCAATTACTTTATTTGGATGTGCATCCAGGAAAGTAGCTATTAATAAAAGTGAAGAGGTTATAAAATCCGACTCAATCTCAATTGAGAAAAAAGACTCAGTTTCTACAATAAACAACAATATTAAAATAGTCGAAAACTACGAAGAGGTAGAAATTACTCCGGAGGTTTGCGGTGTTGAAATGGTAGTCAATGGAATAAGTTATAAAAACGCTGTTTTAAGATATAAAAAAAACAAAAAGGAGCATATAGATACCTCAACTAAAATTGTATCTAAAAAAGCCTCAAAACAAGTTGCCAAAAGCAAACAAGAGAATAAAATCACAAAGAATAAAACCACAGATAAAAAAGCAAACAATTTTGTTTATTTCTGGCTCCTACTTATTCCGGCCGGAATGTATATTTATAGACAAATTAAAAATAAATTGTTTCTATAAAATAATCTTATATTGCACTCTGTAATATAAAAAAAATCTAATATATGTCAAATCAAAGAGTTAGATTAACCGAAATGGAAGCTATTGCTTTGGGTTTGGTTTTAAAAAATAGACAATCCAATACAAAAGGTAATTGTAAATACACGCTTTCAGAACAACAAATTGAGCAACTCCAAAAAATTAGAGATTTTCACCAAACTGAATTCAAAGAGATTCGCAGAACTTTAAACGATAGCGGGAAAGTAATTTCTACGGTAGAAAAGTTAGGTCAAAAAAAATTAATTGACATTCCATCAAACCACGAAATAAAAAGAGTTTCTACAAACGTTTCAAATGGTCAACAATGGATAATCACAGAGCCAACAAAAGAGGCAGAATTATTTGAGGAGAAAACAGCGGAGGATATAAAAGAAATACTTCTAAAAGAATTTTAAAACATTGTAAAGTTTGAAACTACTTTTATAAACGGCAATAAAGTTGGAAACGTAATTATTGCCGACTTACATTTAGGAGCTTATATTGACGGACTTGTAAATACTAGGGACTATTCAATACCAATTTTAATAAACTATTTAGAGTCAATTGTTCAAAATGTTAACTTAATGAATTACTCAGAGGTTAATATTTTATTTTTAGGAGATATGATTGAGAGTTTTACAGGACTTAACCATAAAAACAGTTGGAAAGGACTTCAAAAAGGAATGATTGGAGCGGAAGTTATAAAGTTTTCGGTTAATATTTTGCATGAAAAATTATTGTCTAAAATAAATAATCTTAATTTAATAAAATTAGTAGCTGGTAATCATGATAGACTTACAAGCGACAAAGAGGAAGATACAGACGGAGGAGCATGCGATTTAATAGCATTTGGTTTAGATTTAAGAGGTTATAATATAGAATTTCACCCGACAGTTATTTCATGTGAAATAGACGGAATAAACTATATTTTGTTACATGGGCATAAAGGAATATCTAGGAGAGCAACAAAAGACATTTGCTGGGACTTTGGTAAAAAAGGAATTTATAATGTAATTTTGGAGGGACATTTACA